ATGAGGGCTGGTTATCGAATCATACTGCCTGTGCTCAATTGGATTTGGATTATGACGCAGAGCAAGAATTAATTATGCTGGAAGAGGAAAATGAAACTGGTGGTGAGGAAACATTGCCCGAAGATGCAGAAGATGAAGCCTTTAGAAAAGCAGCGGCAAAGGGATTGCCCAAAGAATGACAATAGCAAAAGTATTCCCTAGGCAGACAAGGGCGACGCCAATTGATTCTCTTTCATTTGTTGGTGAACCATATACACTATTCCCGCCGGAAGTTGACAGGATACATATATCAGTATCTTTTACATGGGATATTCCGGAAGCAGAAAGATTAGAAAAAGAATGGCGGGTTATTGCTCCAGTTAAGATTGATGGGCCTGCTATGGGAAAACCAAGCGGTAATTTTGTACCAGGAAAATATTTGAAACCAGGATATGTTATTACTTCAAGGGGATGTAATAATAAATGTTGGTTTTGTTCTGTTTGGAAGAGAGAGGGCAGGATTCGGGAATTACCGATAACAGAGGGCCACAATATATTAGATGATAACTTGCTTCAATGTTCAGATAGTCATATTAAAACTGTTTTTAAAATGTTAAATCAACAGAAAGAGAGGATAGAATTTACCGGTGGATTAGAAGCAGCTTTATTAAAAGAATGGCATGTTATTGAATTACAAAAGCTGAGGCTAAAGCAAATGTTTTTTGCTTATGATAATCATAGTGACTATGAACCATTAATTGAGGCAGGGAAATTATTAAGCAGATATGGTATTACAATTAATACTCATAAAGCTCGATGTTATGTTTTAGTGGGTTATTCGAAAGACACTTTCGAAAGAGCAGAAACAAGATTATATAAAACTATTGCTGCTGGTTTTATGCCAATGGCTATGCTATATAAAAATAATAAGGGAATAGTAGAAGATGGTTGGAGGAAGTTTCAAAGGGAATGGGCGAGACCGCATATTGTTGCAACTAAAATAAGAAAATATATCGAGAATGTGGCATGACATTAACTCAAGCTGATAAGAAAAATAAGATTGCAATATTGCGTGGCCGTGAAACACATCTTGCTTATCAGGGGGTAAGCGAAAAACAACTATGGAGAACATATAGGAAAGCGGCTGGTAAAATTGGCACTAAGATAATGATGGCGGAAACACCGATACAGAAGGCTAAATTAAGAGCATTGTTGAATAGCGTGGAAGGTGAGATTAAACGGCTTGATAGTAAGGTCTTGAGCAGCATTACAACATCAATTAATAAATCAGTAAAAATGGGATTGGATAATTCAATAGATAGATTGTCGGTATATAATGGGTTTTTGCCTGCTACATTTTCGATTGAATTAACTTCATCTGTTTTTAATAGTATTTATCATGATGCTGTTAGGGCACTGTACCGGCGTCCGTTAGATGGGATTGAATTGAGTGAACGGGTTTGGGATATACACCAAACATCTATTACTAAAATAAGACGGTTAATTGCTAAAGGTTTTTTATATGGGGAGCCGCAATATTCGATAGCACAACAGGTACGGAGGATGTTGTTAATATCCGATTCAGATATGCGAACCAAAAAATGGAAGCAATTCTTTATAGATAATCCGCCGGGCCGGGGTGTTTATAGATCAGCTTATAAAAACACTCAAAGAGTAATGAGGACAGAAACTAATAATGCTTTCAGAACAGCGCAGAGCGAATATGCAAAAAACCGATCATGGATTATTGGAGAAAAATGGAATAGGGTCGCAGGGGCATTGGAATGTGGGGAATGCGATACCTATGCTACACAGGATTTATATGGGCTAGGAAGTGGTGTATATCCAGGAGGAGAGATACCAATATCACATCCACAATGCCTTTGTTTTTTGACTGATATAATTAAAAGGGATATTTTTAAAAGTGGGGCATCTGTAAAAGTTATATAAAGCCCTTGACAAAACATAAAAAAGTCGGCAGACTTTAAACCAAGGAGTGCGAAAATGGCAAATACCACTACGGAAAAAACGGGTAGAGGTAAAAAGGTAGATCAGAAATATGTTAATCATATTGAGTACAGGTTATCTCAATCCGGAGGAACGACACTAAGAGAAATAGCGGCGACATTGGCGTTAAGATTTAGCCAATGGAATAATGATTTTGCTGCTGCTGCAAACCTTCAGAAAAAGACCGAGACGGATATAGCTGAGGGTAGAATAGTAGGACAAGAGCAAGTCACTCAAGCCAATTTAAAACATCGGCAAATGCGAAAAGCGGCTGAAGAGCTGCGAGCCAAGGAAAGCCGTTATTATTTAGATGAAGTTGTTTTGCCGTACATCATTAAAGAGTATGGTGAGGGACGCAGGGAGATCATAGGCGAACCAAATAGCAGATTGGTCGGCTATGGTGATCGAATTGAGATAGATAAAAAGGCACATCTGCATAAATTATGGTAAGTGGATAAAGCAACAAATAATGTTTTATATGCTGTTTATTTAGATCAGCAGATTATTAGAATATTAGAACAAGACACAAAACAAAAAGCATGGATTGAGGTAGATAAATCAAAATTACCCCGATCATGTTTTTTATGGATAGAAAATCCTAACAAAAGCATAGGTTGGCATTTACCATATCGAGAGGGTACGGGGGGAATTGACCCGCAAACTAAATTATATAGAAGTGCAGGGCCGGTTAATCTGGGGGCTCTCCGTGCTATCGCTGCTGCCATGAATAAAACAGAGCTGAAAGCGCCAGCAGAGATTAAATCTAAAATTAAAAAAATGCTTAAAAAATATGATATAATTGAATCCAAGAAGGGGGCTGATAGAATGGATACCGAATTAAGGGAAGCTATTATTGATAATCAGTTTATTGAGATGAGCTTGGATAAAGAAAAACGGATTATTAGTAATGTTGCAATTTTACGGTCAACATCGAGTAATAAATATCTCCGTGGCACCAAGGGCACTATATTCTCAGAGCAGGCATTAAGAGATACAGCACGTTTGATTAATGGTAAAAAGTTTTACTTTAATCATTCGAGTGAGAGTGAGGATAAAGATAATAGAGGTGTCCGGAGAGTGCAAGATTTGGCCGGATATTATGAAAATGGTCGACTTGATGATAATCATGTTGTACGAGGTGATATACATTATAGAGAAACTCATGCAAAAGAGCTGGAGGATCTAGTTGACAACATGGCGGACAAAATAGGATTATCCATCCATGCCTTTGGCCCGATGTCTATAGATCGGGATAAAAACATGGGGGTAACAGAATCCATGAGTAAGGTTGCATCTGCCGATCTTGTAACTGAAACAGGATCAACTATAAATCTATTTGAATCCAAACAGGGGGAAGGGGAAGAGGAAGACGAGATGGAATATGGTAAAATTGAATTAAAAGAATTGAGAAAGGAACGGCCTGATCTTGTAGAGGCTGTACAAAAAGAGGTGAAAGAAAGCATGCAAAATGATGATGAACTAAAAACCCTCAAAGAAACTAATGATACCTTGGCTAAAGAAAATACCGACTTAAAAAAGAAGGTTGATGATGGTGAGGTGTTAGAAGCTGCCAGAGAACGGGAAACAAAAATCCTTGAACTTATCGAGGCGTCAAAGCTGAAGGATAAAAAGGACGTTGTTACTCCCCGGTTTATGGAATCCTTGAGAGGTGCAAAAGATGAGGCGGATATGAAGGCCCTCATTGAGGATCGGGTAAAACTGATCGAATCGTCCAAAACCGGCGTTAAGGGTATGGGCGATGAACATACTGAAGAGAACGAACAGACGAAGGAAGTTCTCGAATCAAAGAAAAAAGAATACGAGGTGGCAATTGCTGAGTAATTATGGCAAATAAAATGAGATATAGATGGGGCCCGCTGGTTTTGAGGTGGGTCGATAAATCCGCTACCGTAGATGTTGAACAGGGCGATATCCTTAGATGGATTACAGCAGGGATAGTAACGCCATGTTCCGCTACCGGTGATGCATCGAGTATTTGTGGGATAGCCATGAGTGCCTCTCCGACTAGCGATTCAAGTGGCCAAAGCATAAGAATGGCTGAGATTGGACATGGTACGGTATTCGAAATGACTGTAGCTAGTGCAACATATACTGTAGGGTATTATTTTAATGTGACGGGCAATCAGACCCTTGGTACAATTGGGGAG